AGGACCTGCCACTGGAAGCGAAACGCGAGGCGGGCGGCTGGATGACGTGGGCGCAGGCACAGGGCATAGACATTAATAGTGCGAGTGCCTGCCTGACAAACACTGGACTAAAGCCCAAGGGGGCAATACGACTACAGCCGCCCGGGGAGAGAGGTTCTTCCATCACAGAGGCGCAACTTCTGGCATGGTTGAACATGTCACCAGAGGAACGCCGGACATCAGGTGGATGGGCCACATGGGCGCAGGCCCGGGGGATATCTTACATAAGCGCAAGAAAGTATCTGGCACCGACAGACAGTGAGATGCCATCCAGAGGCACATCACGTCCGTCGCCGCCCTCAACCGTCACGAGTGACAGCCCACAGGCATCAACATCCGCAGCAACAACCACTGGCGATGAGATAGCCATCAGCATGAGTACGCCCCCGGAGCACTGCGGAGAAAAACGGTCGCTTCCCTCGACCAAAGCGGATATCTCAGCCCCGCCGGCAAAACAGATCAAGGAAGAGGAAGATGACGTTACCTGGCGAACACACCAGATAAACAATAACCTGCCCATTCTGCAGCACTGGCGTGACCCGGCGATATCGGTGATGGCCCAGGCGGAAGGCAGGATTGAAACCTTACAAGTTACACGGTGGGGGCCTCTTTTTAACCTGTTATCCCGGAAGACCAAAGCCAGAATTAATCAGGATATTCGCTGGTTTTTGCAAAATGAAGGAAAGCATGATGCGCGAATGAATGCCATGATATCCGTCGCTATTCCCCTTGATGACAGCGACGGTTACAGGGGGCGTACAGTCTACGCGCGAACCAATCTGGCGGCATTTACCGTACTGGGCCCCTACTCCGGCCGCCTGCTGGACAGTGAAAAGGTACGGTGTGAATACGAAAAAGAATATGGGAAGGAAGCCGGTAATTATTATTTTGCCACGCGAAGCCAGGAGCGCCTGGTGTCCGCCTGGCCGGAAGGAAATATCCTCAGCCTGATTAACAGTCCGACATTTACCCACCGGACAGCGGAGACAGAAGCAAGACAGAACGTCAGCACGGTGCTTGTCGGGAAGAATATTAACTTTTACGTCACCACACGCGACATCAGCGCCGGGGAAGAACTGTGGTTTGATTACGGACCAGACTACCGGCATTTTGAGTCAGGTGAAGCACTACGCTCCACGCAGGTTAAGGAGGAACCACCTTCACCGGAAGAGGGATAGAAATACATCATCCTGACCTGTAGCCATTCTGTACATACTGTTTTTTCAGTAGTCAGACGCCCGGAAGAGATATCCGCACTTCCGGTCTGCCCCGGGCATCAGAGTTTCGGATTTATTCCATTTCCAGCCTGATATCAAGCATCATCAGCATACCATCAATAATCCCTTCGGCTTTCTGAAGCAGTCGACCTATCCGGCAATCAGAGCATCCATGCTTTCGGGCCAGCATCATGAACGTCATTCCCATCACATAATAGTCCATAAGCAAATCATGCAGGTCGCTGTTATTTTTGTTCAGGCGGGCCATGCATCCACAAATGATCATCGCATCATCATCACAGCATTGAGGACGGAATTTAACTTTCGACGGAATAAGCCCTTTAAAGCCTGCGGCGATATGTGACCAGACCACATCTTCATGATTATTGGCTACCCATGCCCCCCATAGTTCAAGAACCTTATGTATATCCCGCATTATCGCCCCTTACCCCTTAATAGTTGCCGGAGTTATCAGCCCACAACGGGCCAGTTTAATCACTGTCAGTACGATTGCCCTGTTCATCAGACACCGGCGTTCTTCCCTGCTCAGGTGACTGCCGTTATCGATTTCATGATGGCATTCCTGACAAATAGCCGCCGTGGCGCAGTCATCCGTTTTCATTCCCATGCCCTTTAATTCATTCCGATGAGCAACCTGGGTTCCCCGAGCGCCACATAGCACGCAACACTCAATCTGCCCGACGGCTGCCAGCCATTTTTTACTGCGGTAGGTTTTCATTTCAGATAAGAGCACGCACGCCTCCGTACTGGCACATGCCCGAATTCCGGTAACAGGGCGCTTACCGTCCAGTGAATACAGTCATGATTCAGGCTGCGCTCCGTCTTTACCCCCCTGCGCCGGTACTGCCTCACCAGCTCATCCGCCTCTTCGGTGGTACACGCCGGATGCTGAAACCATGTCATTTTCATGCGAACTCCAGCAGATGCGCGGCCACGTTTTCAACTTCTTCCGGAGAGGAAAATTTACGAAACAGAATCCAGTTCCACAGGACGTTCAGCACAGCCTTATAGACCTGTTGAAACTCGGTTTCGTCCATACTGGCGAACGCTATGGATTTCGCCCGGCGCCCGCGGCTGCCATCCGGATAAAAATGCTCGGTATAAAACCCGGCCTGAACGGTTACCCATTCCCGGAAGGCATCAAAAGATTTAAGAAGGGCGACGTCCCCGGTTCGCAGGGTAGCTACGTTATGGAGGTACTGTTCCGCCGCCTCGTTAAGGGCCGGGATATATTCCTGGCCTGCGGAGTCGCAAAGAAAATTAACGAACCCGGAGATAAGTTTCTGTTCCCGCGATGTGACCGTGCCGCCCTTTGGCGTCCAGTAGTCGAAACCAAGCTGAAGGAGTTTAAAAAATCGTTTATGAAAGGCGTAGTTGCGGACACGCTTAAAATCGGCGTGTATCCACTCACCGATTTTTACTGAGCGCAGGAAATCCCCACTCTCCGGCGTCGCCGGGAGCAGAAGCCCTGATGAGGTTTGCTTGACCAGTTGTAAATGCGCCATCGTTCTCTCCGGTGGCGCAGTAGATTGGGAGTTCAGCCCGCAGACGAGTATACCAAAGGATGATTATTCATGATAACCGGCCCTGATAGTCAGCTCATTAATCAGGGTATCGCTCCCCATGATGTCATTTTGCAACAACGGCAGAAACCGGACATAGCGGCCATCCCGATACATCAACGACCTGTTGCAGTCAGGAAAAAAATCCATTTCAGCAATTACTGTCATGTCATCACGGCGAATAACAGCATATTTACAAGTGAATGTTTTATTTAATTTTTTCACGGTGTCTCCATAGATAACGAACTTGAGCATTTTTAAATGCACCTTCATTCTCATCATGAATATATAGGAGACTACTAATTATCATTATTAATAAATATGGCTATTTTTTTGACCACGTGCGATGACATTTTCTCTGTGTTCTATTTATAATCTTATAACTGGTTATTTTTTGACATGCTCATTTCCCGGACATTAAAAACCCGCCGGAGCGGGTTGAATGTGGGTGCATTGAGGATACTTGACACATCAGAGGTGGCGGGGATTTCTCCCCGCCGGGTCTCTTACTCCTCAGATTCGTAAGCCGTGAAGACAGCGACCTCCGTCTGGCCGGTTCGGATGCGTACCTCGCAGAGGTCTTTCCTCGTTACCAGCACCGCCATTACAACGGTGATACAGATGACGATCAGGGCGATTAACATCGCCTTTTGCTGCTTCATAGCCTGCTTCTCCTTGACCTTTCGGTCCGTAAGAGGCTAATCTACGTGTGTAGAGCATAGATGTGGCCTCAGTTTAATGTTAAGCGTCCTGCAAGACGCCGAATGTTAACTGGGGCTTTTCTCTGTCTGCCTTTCACGAATGCTCCAGGCAAACAGCCTCAAGCACCCGCAGCAATTGTACTCAACGCTCTGTGTTACGCCAGCTATTTGTCTGCCTCCATGCAACTGTTATGTATCATTTCGACGTTCATCACCTTGTACCCCATACCTTCAACAATCATTTCCGCCCGTAGCACATCCGCTGTAAATCCACTGACGGTCGTCGTCACGATAAAAAATCCCTCACTCACCGCCCGCAGTTGCGGCGCACGCAACAAAATTTCATCAACCAGATGGATATGTTTTCTCCACCAAAGGAAACCGCTGGTGATAACCAGACGGGACTCAGCTCCTCCTTCCTGGTATTCGATTTTCATGCAGATTTCGCCTCCCGGTAATGTCCCCGATAAAATGCCAGTACCCTTTGCATCGTCACGCTGTTCCGGCACTCCGTACAGATAACGTTTCTGGTCCGGTCGTAGGAACTCACTACACCTTCCGGAGTTTTCAGAAAGCGGGTAATCCTGGCATCTTCACGTTTCTGCTTCCAAAGCCGGAAAGCCCGTTCCGAAGGGAAAATACCGCTTCTCCCGGCCTGATACAGATCCCCACAACTTTCCGCCTTTTCCAGGTAGTGGCGGGCTGTAAAAATGGTTAACCCCGTTATCTTCCGCAGTTCTCCAAACGTCATCCGACCGTGGGTTCGTACCAGTTCCGTCAGGCGCTTCTGTATTTCAGCTTTCTGCGCCGGTGTGTAATTTCTGCTCATAAGTCCCCCCCCTGTTAAAGCCTTCCCGCCGCCTTACGCCGTCTGAATTCTTCCATCATCAGTTGTGCCGGGGTTGGCCCTGCCGGATGACGCGGCGCTGCCAGTTGACGGCGTACCGGCGGTATGCTGAAACCATTACCGACGTGTTTTGTCCACTTCGCCAGTAACCGTTCTGCAAGTCGTTTCAGTTCGCCTTCCGTCATCTGGTGCTCAACGCCCGTTCTGCGCATCTCGGTGCAGATGTGATACAGAACCGGCTGAGGCCACGGATATTTATCACTGCCGGAGTAGCGCCAGGACTCGTTACGCCAGTGACGATATTCCGCCAGCACCGCATCGGCTGTGAGACCAAACGCATTAGCTCCGCTTTCAGAAACCAGCGAAATAAACTCAGCCAGGTCCGGCGGCCATGTCTCAGCCGCCCGGCATCGCTCCATACACTGCTGACAAATCAGCCGGATTTGGCGCTCAGTCATCGCCCCAATCTGGGCCACCCACAGCTTCGAAGGTGCCGCGCCGTTCTTCTGCGTCCATCGGTTCGAATAAATTTCCCCCATGACTTCCCAGAGTCGCCAGGCCGTCTCCGTCGCTGGCGATCCCGTTTTCGCGTTCCCACTGCACGCGGGCTGCCCTGATTTGCTGTACTGCCCGCGATGCGGTGCTGTCTGGCTGGATTTCTGCATGGCTTTCTCCCCTGCTGGCTGGTTTCGCCTTTGCCCTGACGTGGTTTACGTGACGGGCGAATTTTTGTTCCCACTGGATTTGTGTGAACACCTTTCCCTCCGACGTCCAGTAATCCCTGAACGCGACAAGCTCCGTAGGTAAATACTCCGGCTCTGGTAACGCAACGCCCCACTGGGCGGCCCGTTGTCGAAAATCCAGCGAGGGATGCCAGTCATCCATCATTGAGAATTTCCCGATCGGCTCGTTCAGGCCTTCCCGGTATTCCGGTTCAGTCACGACAGGCTGTTCCATAATTCCAGGCTGACTAACCGGAGCACTCGCGCGCGCGTTATGTGTGGGGTTTAATTCTTTTAGATCTATATCTTTATTAGTTCCCTTTTTGTTGGCTTCCTGTTTAAACACCGAACCAACACCTGTTGAACATGTGTTACTTCCACTGGCAGCCTGCGTTTTCTTCCTGTTCCTTCTGGACTGAACAGATGCTTTTCCTGCTGCCGACTTTTTCGCCAGAACATCCCTGACCGCAGCGAGATCATTTTCGATACGCTCATGAACCCATTCAGTACCGTTATCAATGAAAAACTCTCTCAGGGACTCTTCCACAGCCCCCCAGCGTTCATTGCTAATCCGAGCAATTTTTGCCAGCCTGCTTTTCGGGATAGCTCTTCCGGTCTGCCAGTAATTGAACATCAACAGCAAATAGGCTCCATGTTCCTCGGCAGAAAGGTGCATGGTGTCCGCCAGATAATCAGCGATGTAAAGCTGCATGTATGGAAGTGCGGCCATAAAGCCTCTCTACGCTCTTTTCCGGGCGATAAAACATAAAAAATTACTCACTGGTCATGTCTCTGGTACTGCTGGCGATAACCGCTACGTAACGCCTGTAACGCATATATGGCCTCGTCACACTCCCGCTCAAAATCCGCCAGCGGCGCGCCAAGAAGTACCGCGCTTGCCACTGCGGTTTTTTTAAAAGCTGTGAAAGCAGGTATTCAATGCTCTGCCCTGCCGTTATTCGTTTATGCAGTTCCGGCGCACTTTTGCGGATCGCCTCCAGAATAGCGGGGGTCAGTGCAGAGAATTTCTCGCAGTGCTCCGCCGTTTCCCGTTTCCGCCAGCGCTGAAAAATGTTTATCCGGTTACGGCGCCATGCGTCGTAATCCACCGTTCCGTCGTCACGCTCGATACGGTGAACCGCTATTTCCGGTCGCGCCGGCTGCTCCAGGAATGCGCGGGTGATCAGCTGCGTGGCGGTTTCCTGGGTTATCTGTAGATATGCCAGCCATGACGATAACGCCTGACTGGCTGTTTCAGGGGTGATCATGGTTGTTCACCTTCGCTAATATGGTTCTGCTATCGTTCACATGAGGCGGGAAAACATCATCAAGAACACAGCGAGATCCCAGATGGTTAAGTGTGGCAACAATTTTTCGGCACTCCTCCAGTCCGGGTGTGCGAAAATTTGCTTCGTAGTTCGCCAGACGGCTCTGTATCCATCCCAGGTGAGTCGCAAACTGCCGTTGAGATAGCCCCAGTTGCTTTCTGTATGTTGAAATTTTGTTCATTTAAAACCTCCGCCAACAATTCTAAACACAATCTGTGTTGCATGGTCAAGTTGTTTTGTGTTTTGCGTAAATCACGCATCGTGATAAAAGGGAGCCATGAGAAAAGAAAATGAAAAAATTGCCGCCAGCCGGCTTAATGATGAGATCGCAATGCGCCTCAAGGGGCGCAGACAAAAGCTCGGCCTGTCTCAAGGTAAACTGGCTGAGATTTGTGGATGGACTCAGTCACGCATAGGAAACTATGAAGCAGGAAGTAGAAATGTTGGGGTGTATGATGCAGTTGTACTTGGTGAAGCACTAGGTATTTCCCCACCCGAACTTCTGTTTGGTGAAAAGGACTCCTCGCAGGCATGGCTAAGTGATCAACATAAAAAATTACTTGAGTTATTCAATCAGTTACCAAGCTCAGAGCAACAACGAATGATTGATCTCTTTGAGGTTCGTTTAAAAGAGATTGATGACTATGTTGAAACGTATCTAAGAAATCGCCTTAAAAACTCAACTCAACCACCAGAAAACTAACTTAAGACTTGACCTGAATAGTTTAAAACCTGCCACTGGCGGGTTTTTTATTGCCTCAAGCCCAGCAGAACGCCCTCCCTCAATCAAAAACACATTATGTGTTGACAATTACACATCATTACGTGTTTAATGAATTCATCAAGACAACGCCAGACCAGATAACAGCCGGACAATACCAAGAGTTATCCCGCTGCTGAGTCGGGCTAAGTAGCCAGCCTGAGGCATACGAACATGACGGCAGTTGTTGTTAAGTAACAAGCGCAGTAGATAAAACGTTCCGCCGCCGGGCGTTAAGCGGGAATGAGGTCAGCATGGATTTCAATACCCCCATGGAAAAGGCTTACCAGGAATACTTTCAAAGCCTTATCGAAGGTAAGGGGGCGCTAAGCTTCGCAGAATTTGTAGAGGTACTGTCATGAAAATAGAAATATTCAGAATTGAAGGACGAGTTTGTTTACTCATATCCCCAATCAGTATCTCTATCGCGGAGCGCCTTGCTACTGCCATGGAAAACAGCGAAGTCGTTGCAGCTCTTGGTGCTTATCTCACATCCGTTGGCGAGGCACCAGATGGAGAACTCGTTGGGCTCTATCTCTACTTTGATCACCTCGATACCACTGCGTTCATAACGATCAATCATCTGATTGAAGCGGATAAGCCAGTCCCGATAATCGTCAGGTAGCACCCACGAATCGGTCAAAATTTCTTTGCATGATTCGTACTGATCGAGATTTTTGAACCAAAAAACACTAATTGGACGGGGTGTCATTTTTATGTCCTTACTGGTTGTGTGAGAACTCCAGTATACCACCGCCCCGATGTGGATAAAGACGGGCGTCAGCTCCACGATACGGAGCACACAACACGAAAGCGCGTTCGCTACTTAACTAAGGTTGTCGTTAAATCCACCGATCCTGGTTGAGCGCGCTTCCGGTTGCGAGTGGAACCCGTGACATTGCTGTGTGTAGTCTTTGGCGGTACCAGTTCATTCCTTTCTGGTATCCGCCCTTTTTAAACCGGAGATATGACCATGAGCACTATCGGTATTTATCTGGAGGGAGCCGACGCCACAATTAAACCCGTAAACATTCATCGTGTCGGTGTTGAAATTGAAGGTATTTCATTATCTGAACTGGTTGAATCGGTTGATGACACCCCGGAACTTCTTGATGTCATCGGCGAAAAAAATATAGCCCGCTGGATTTCCACCAGAAATAAACTCGACAGCTTTCTTGATTACTTCGACCACCGCGATGTGGCTGACTGGCTTGAAATAAGGGTCAGTGAATTACAGCAGGAGGACTGAAAAATGAAACACCAGCACTACGGTACAATGGAGGTCATACGGCAATGTGCGGTTCCCGGAACAATGGTTAAATATAATGACCGGATTTATAAAGCCACGGCTAATACCAGAGGAAAACTGACGTTAACAAATATTCGTGAAAATATTACCATCCGGGATTTAGTTATAGAAATTTATCTTGATGGTAAAGGCGAACCACTGACAAACTGATTAATTTAACAATACCATTTTTTAAATCATGCCAGCAATGGCAGGGATTCACTCAACCTGAAAAAGGAAATAAAAATGAAAAATACAACGCCTGATGCAGCAGTATTACAGGAACTAAAAGAGCTCACCAGCCGTATATTTAAGATATGCGAGCAAAACAATATGCCGGTAGTTATTGGCTATTCATACGAGTTAAACAGAAACGAAGATGGCTATTCAATAAATAAATCAATAACTGCATATGCAGATGAAAAAACAGGAGCATGGGACTCCACTATAGCCGCAGCAGCCATGTTGCTCAAAGTGAAAGACGTCCCCAGGGAGGTTATTGGTGCATTGAAGAGCTTGTCTGTTGCAAGTGATTTTGCGCGGGCGATGTCTGAGGCCTCAAAGGAAAAAAGCCTGCATTAAATGCAGGCGCTTCCCCGGCTTTACATCCCGGGGATGCTGAGGTGAGCGACCAGACCCACCACCAGAGACATGACCAGTGAGCACCCGGAGAGGATTTTCACTGGCAAAACGATTTTAATCTTAACTGAGGTTAAAAAACAATGAGCATTAAGCAGGAAGAATATTCATTTTATTACAAGGTTAAAAATGAAAGTGCCAGGAAACGCCTCGGCTTTAAAGCCGGTTTTTTCTGGTGTACAGCTAAAAAGCAGTCACTCGCCCTCTCCCGTGGCGAACTGGCTATGGATGCTGCCGGATTTGATGAAGCTGATTTTGCCAGACCTGTACGCGTACATTTTCCGGTAGAAAATGACATTCCGCCCGAGGGGGCCTTTGATACTAAATTTTGTGAAAACCGCGAACCCGGTGGCGAAGACGGCAAAACCCTGACACTTATCCCCGGCGCAGCTTTTGCTGTTAAATCAGATGAAACAGAACGCGCCGACGGTGCTGGCACTCCTGCCGGAGAAAACGGGATACAGGAATCTCATAACCCGCCAGCAAACCCTCAACTGACCGTGGTTGCGACACTGCCGTTCCGCCATCGCGTTCTGGCACAGTATATTGGCGATGGAGAATATCTTTATCACGTCGATACAGACCAGAAAAAAGAAATCGCGTGTCTGGAGATGGATACTCAGAATACCACTGTCCAGAACCTGATACTCGCAGCAGAAAATGTAGAGCCGTTCAAAAAAGCTATCGAGCACGATATTCACAAAGCAGTGAATGCGTATAAACAGGTATTTCCTGTCGATGGAAAAGTGCCTGAGTTATGCACCACTATTAAGTTTTTTAAGGAATGGTTCAGTGCTGAACACATTAACCGCGGCCTGCTGATTAAGGAATGGGCTGAACGCCTGAAGAATAAACCTGCACCCGTTAAAAAAACCGGGCCACATAAAATAATTGTCGACGACGTAAATAAGCCAGAACGTCCACGCCGTAGCGAAAAACCGACACACAGAACGATTAACTATGAGCTCGCCTGTGGTTTCTGTGAGGAGCTGGATCTGAATAACCTGCGTCCTGCAATGGATTTTGCAAAACTTATCATCGCCGAAGACCGGGAAGACTGGAAACAAATGTCGATGACAGTGGGCATTATTCCCGACATCAAAGGCTACGACCGACAGACCATTATTGACCTGGTACGCAAAGCGCCAAAGGCCGTACATAACGGTAATCCTGATCTTCGCCGGACGTGGTGCGAAAGCTTTCTTGCCGTTCATGGTGTTCGCGATCCGGACTGGTACGAATATGTGCCTGATAACACCCCAACAACCCATGAAGAAAATGCAGCAAGGCTTCGTCAGGCGGGCAAATGTCTGCGGGATATTGAGACAGGGAGATTTCAGTGTGATGAAGAAAAACCGCAACCGACAGGCGAACTGGCAGATGAACCAGCAACGCCTGAAGCAGTGGAACAGGACACAACTGAACATCATCCGGACCCGCAGCCGCTGGAGAATGAGCCACCTGTAAGCCAGACAGAAGCAGGCTACCAGAAAATACGGGCAGAACTGCACGAAGCACGTAAAAACATTCCACCCAAAAACCCGGTTGATGTTGGTAAACAACTGGCAGCCGCGCGCGGTGAATATGTCGAAGGCATCAGCGCCCCGAACGATCCGAAGTGGGTTCATAACAATTACAGCGCCTCAAATCAGGGTGAAAAAGAAGAAGTGGTGCCGGAGGAAAAACAACCAGCAGCAGAGCCGGAGGCTGTCACCAGAAACGCAGACGGGACTTTCGACGTTTCAGCGCTGTTCAGTGCTCCCTCAAATCAGACCGAAAAAATGGAAGCCAGAACAGAAAGAGATGGAGAAACGCCGAAAGAGAGCAACCAGCAGGAAACGGCTGGCGATACAGGGCAGGAAATTACAACGGACGGTGGATCAGGTACTGGCGGTGATGAAGCTGGCGAAGCGGCAGATCCCGTAGAAAACGGAAATTTCACTGTCCCTGATGATATACAGCCAGGTATTTACTATGACATCCCTAACGAGGCGTATCACGCTGGCCCCGGCGTCAGTAAATCACAGCTTGACGATATCGCAGACACACCAGCAATTTATCTGTGGCGTAAAAATGCCCCCGTGGACACGGAGAAAACAAAGACTCTCGATACAGGAACGGCTTTTCACTGCCGGGTACTGGAACCAGAGGAATTCAGTAAACGCTTCATCATCGCTCCGGAATTTAACCGCCGTACCAGCGCAGGAAAAGAAGAAGAGAAAACCTTTCTGGAAGAGTGCGCCCGGACAGGAAGAACCGTGCTTACGGCAGAAGAAGGCCGGAAAATCGAACTTATGTACCAGAGTGTGATGGCGTTACCGCTGGGGCAGTGGCTGGTTGAAAGCGCCGGATATGCTGAATCATCAGTCTACTGGGAAGATCCGGAAACAGGAATTTTGTGTCGGTGCCGTCCGGACAAAATCATCCCTGAATTTCACTGGATCATGGATGTGAAAACCACTGCTGATATCCAGCGGTTCAGGACAGCTTATTACGATTATCGCTACCACGTACAGGACGCTTTCTACAGCGACGGTTATCGGGCGCAGTTCGGTGAGATACCCACCTTCGTCTTCCTTGTTGCCAGTACAACCGCCGAATGTGGGCGTTACCCGGTTGAGATTTTCATGATGGGTGAAGACGCAAAACTGGCAGGTCAGCGGGAATATCGTCGCAATCTGCAAACCCTGGCCGAATGCCTTAGTAACGATGAATGGCCTGCCATTAAAACTTTATCACTGCCCCGCTGGGCGAAGGAGAATGCAAATGCCTAAACAGCCACCTATTGCAAAAGCCGACCTGCAAAAAACACAGGGAGCACGCACCCCGACGGCAGTGAAAAATAACAACGATGTGATCAGCTTTATCAACCAGCCTTCCATGAAAGAACAACTGGCGGCGGCCCTGCCCCGCCACATGACAGCGGAACGCATGATCCGGATAGCCACAACGGAAATCCGAAAAGTTCCGGCGCTGGGTGACTGTGACACCATGAGTTTTGTCAGCGCCATCGTTCAGTGTTCCCAGCTTGGGCTGGAGCCCGGCGGCGCGCTCGGTCATGCCTATCTGCTGCCGTTCGGAAACAAAAACGAAAAGTCAGGCAAAAAAAACGTTCAGTTAATTATTGGATACCGGGGAATGATCGACCTTGCCCGCCGTTCCGGACAGATTGCAAGTCTTTCCGCGCGCGTCGTCCGCGAAGGTGACGATTTCAGCTTCGAGTTTGGTCTGGAAGAAAAGCTGGTACACCGTCCGGGTGAGAACGAAGATGCACCAGTTACTCATGTCTATGCCGTTGCCCGCCTTAAAGATGGTGGCACACAGTTTGAGGTAATGACCCGTAAACAGATAGAGCTGGTACGGGCACAGAGCAAAGCCGGTAACAACGGCCCGTGGGTTACTCACTGGGAGGAAATGGCAAAAAAAACCGCCATACGCCGCCTGTTCAAATACCTGCCTGTATCCATTGAGATCCAGCGCGCGGTATCAATGGACGAAAAGGAAACGCTGACTATCGATCCGGCTGATGCATCTGTCATCACAGGTGAGTACAGCGTCGTCGAAAGCGCTGGCGTGGAAGAGAACGTGACCGCATAACGGAGACTGGCGGTCGCTGACCGCCTGAAGTGAAGGTGCTTTATTAATGTACAAATATAGAATAACCGCCATCGTCAAAAAGCCAGGTAATTCCCCGACAAACTGGGTTCGTTTTTCTGACAAAAAAATGAATAAAGCCGAGTGTGAAAAAATGCTGGCCGGCAGAACTGAAGCCGGGAAATCACGCGAAGAGAAAGTCACGCTGGAAGAGTTTAAATGTATTAAGGAATAAAGATCGCCTGCTGAATAATTAATTAACCGTAAAAATGCTTTTAAACACCGCTCACGCGGCGGGATTCGTACAGACTGAATGAGGGAGGTAATTGCAGCATGAAGAAGCCTGTCTGTATGTTCTGCGGCGCCCCGGCCACCCTGCTTTGTGACGGGATCATCGGCTGGGATGCCGATGAGGATGAACACGGGCACATGACAAAATGTCGAGCCATGTTCACCTGCGATGCGCCCGTGTGCCGGAACTGCGCTACATGGCATGGCAACATATTTTTCGATGGGAAGATCCGGATGATGGATACACGCGACCTTTGCCCCCAGTGCCAGAAGTTACACGAAGCCGGCGAATTCATACGCGTTGCAGACTACCGGAAAAACTCCGCCCTGCCGCAACCCTGCCTGACTGAAGAGCAGGCTGACAGGATACGCGCCGCGCATTGGGCAGGATTTACAGGACGGCGCGCCGGAGATGTAAAAGTTTTACCGGGCGGCGGTCAGCAGTCCTTTAAATTTTACCCTGATCATTGATGTTCAACCCTGACCGACCGCCACACCGTATAGTTGGCGGCGGTCATGAAGTAAAGAGACATGACTATGAGCTTTGTGAGACTTGAAACCTGGGGTGAATTAAATTATCCCGATGATCCACCACCTCTCACAACACTAAGACGATGGGCGCGAAACGGAAATATTTACCCGACTCCAGTATTACATGGCAGGACGTATCGGGTTGATCCGGACGCGTTTTATATCAAGCCGAATAAAGTGGGACTTGTGCTTGAACAGCACCACCCAAACGGGCGCACCGGAAAACCGAGTGCATTGCTGGAGAAGTTGATCAGTGAGTCGAAAAAAGTACGATGCTAACCTTCCGAGGAACCTCACCTACCGTAAGGCCAGTAAATCTTTTTTCTGGCGTAACCCGCTAACTGACAAGGAATTTCCGCTCGGTCAGATCGCCCGCAGGGACGCTATCACACAGGCCATAGAGGCAAACAACTTCATAGCGCAAAACCACACACCAGTGGCGCTTATTGAAAAGCTAAAAGGAACTG